TCCCGTTCCAGTAGGCCACCACGTCGGCCAGCGTCGTGTTTACCTCCGCAATGGCTGCCAGCAGGGCAACGCCTGCGGTGTCTGGCGGCAGGTCAGCGGGCAGGGTGCGCGACATCTGAAATTCAGCCAGATCCAGATCAGGCCAGAACGTCACGCCATTGGTGATCACAGTTGGCGTGACCGTTAACGGCTTGCCGCTAATGCTGAAACTTGGACCACTCATGGTTTACACCTTGTTTGCAAAAGAAACGGGCTAACGGGATCCATAGCCAACAACCCAAAAGGGTTGATGCCTCCCCCGCGCCCGTCCCGGCTTGCGGGAGTCGTTATTGCTTTGTCAGGCTGTTAATCCGGGCGCGAATCTTGTCGCGTGCGGTCCTGACGCCAGAGTTATTGTTAAAGGCGTGCGCCTGGGCCAGCAGGGCATCGGCCTGTTCAAGCGTTTCCACATCATCCACGGCAGTGGCGCGCGGGCGGCCCCGTTCGTCGCGCAGCAGATAAAGCCCCGCGAACTTGAACCATTTCGCGTTAATGTCTTCGTGCAAACGCCACTTTTCGCGGATGTTTTCAAACGTGCGCCCGAAATACGGCTCGATGCTGTGACCGGCCTCCGCCTGGCTCGTTGCCCACTCCAGCACCGTATCGGCCACAAAGGCGGGCATGGTACTTTTGAAGTTTTCCGGCATCGCCTGATTTTCAGTGATAGCCACGTCGGCCCAGTCAAGCGCCTGGCTCATTTCCCCCGTGTCGAACAACCAGATCACGCAGTAGACCAGGGCCGGATTTGCAAAGCGGGCATCACCGGCAAGATAGGACTCAACGGTCGGCATCCAGCGCGGCAACAACACATCGCGTTTAAATTCGATGCGGTCTTCGGTGCGCGGCAGGCTGCGGAGTTGCTCAACATCTTTTGCCAGTTCCAGCATTTGCAGGTGGAAGCTGACCGGTGACGACGCCAGGGCTTCGCGTTTATCCAGCGTCTTTGCGGTCTTAATGCGTGCGCGGTGTCGCTGACACAGGGAAAGAGCCATGATTATTCGCCCCCGCCTGAAGCTGGCGCGTCGGTTGCCAGGGTAATTTTGTCGTATGCGGCGTAAAGCTCGTCATGCTCGACGGCGTACCCTTCCATACGCAGGTAGTTATTTTCAAAGCGCTTGCGGTCGTCGTTCCATTCGGCTTTGCGCTTGCGGGTTCCCTGCTGGGTGTAAATATGCAGGTTGTCCAGCGTGGTGACGATCAGGCGACCTTCCGGCATGAATGGCGGGGTGTACACCGTGCGGCCCGCGATCTGGCGACCAATCAACTGCGCTGCAACTTTTTCAGTCGGGCGATCAATCTTATTCATCAGCGTGGTGACGTCTGCGCCGATAAGGTCAGCGGATGCCAGCACAACCAGGCGCGGGTCATTGCGATAAGGCTCATAAATGCAGCTATGCACCAGATCGGTGACCGCCGCGTCCAGCCCCATGAAATCAGCATTCGCACCGCCGATAGTGACGTCGCCGGTAATGATCTGCTCGGCTGAACGGTCCTTAACAATTTTGTGCCAGCCGATGTTGACGTCTTCGCCGTTCGGGTTGGCTTCCGGGTCGGTATCTTCGGCAACGCTTGTGCCGTTAAACGCCACGCGCAGCATATCCAGTGCGAATGATTCATTGCTGAAAGCCTGGATGCGCTGGAAGAATTCTTCCTCACTGCCCGCATTCGCCCAGACAACCAGCAGGGAGTAAGGCAGATACGAACCGGAATCTGTTTCTACCAGTTTGTACTCGTTACCCTCCACACCCAGGACGCGCGAGAAACGCCCGTCTTTTTTACGGCCTGTATAAATACCTTTCTGGCCGGTAGTTACCACCTGTCCGGTGATCTGGTTCACATCCAGCACGTTAGGCAGCAGGCGCAGGAATTCAGAGCTTTCCAGCAGCGCATTGCGCAACTGGGTTTCTTTCGGGTTGGTCAGCGAGAAGTATCGCGAGGTGTCCACCTGGCCGTTGGCTTTCGCCAGGCCTGCGGCGTACTTACGCAACATCTGCTCTGCTTTTGGGGTTAATTGCATTTCGTTTTATCCCTGGAAAGAAAATTGATTAACAGAAGTCAAACGGCTTGTTGCTGCCGCCTGGCGCATTATTCGGGCGCTGCGTGCCGCCGCTTTCCATCGCAGACAGCTTTGTCATGACTGCGGTCAGTTGCGTGGTCAGCGCGTCCATCTGGTTACCGCCAGACTGGCGACGCGCTGAAAACTCACGGCGACGGCTGCGGCGCGGGCGTTTGGACGGGGTCACGTTGAACGCTTTCATTGCTTTAGCCAGGTTTGCTTTTGCAACGCTGAATTCCTCCGCCTTGACTTCGTCTTCCGGGTTCTCTGCCACTTCCTCGGCAAGATCGGCAACTTCTGCCGCAGCTTCGGCGATATCAGCGGCGATATCTGCCACCTCCTCGGCCGCCTGCTCCGGCGTGTCGACGTTGTCAGCGTCGCCAGTGGCAGCGTCTTTGCCGCTTTTAACTAAATCCAGCAGTTGCTGGATGAGGGCTTTTAACTCTTCCATTTTCTGTTCCTCGCCCTCGTTGGGCTTGTCGGTGTTAGGTTCTGGTGTTGGCGTGAACTCTTTGCTGGCCGAAAACAGTCGCGACCAGAAAGAATCTTTTTTACTTTTCTGCAAATTTCCCAGGCTGAATGTTTCCAGGCTTCCGCGCTCCGCGTCCTTTTCTTCTCCAGCCAGAATAAATTTAAGTTTTTCAGTTCCCAGACTTGCCGGAATATCCGTAACGGCCAGCCCGAAAAGATATTCCCGTCCGCTGCCTGCAAAATCAGTGACAAATTCAGCAGAGGTAAACAACTTTTGCCCCATGCGGTTGGCATCAATTAAGAACTGGTTAGGGATTAACTGGGCATATAATTTAGTGACGTCACCTTCCGTCTCAACTTTTAGCGCATCCACTTCGCCCAGGTTGCAGGTAAATTCGCGCTCGCCAATATCGTATTGCGGATGATGCGGCCAAATCATTGCCGTGTAGGTTTTGCGGGAATAGGTTTCCGCAGCGTCAATTAACCATTGCGCTTCAATGGTGCGACCGTCCACGGCCTGCCCGGATGTGGCGATGCATAGCCAATCAGTTCGATAACTGGGTTGCGTCATAACTGACCTTTAATAATGAAATGAATAATACAATTCGTTTGTGATGGTCAGTATTGCCAATTAAAAGGAATGTCGCGACCGCTTTATTTCTTATGCGTTCGGTTATAAATGGATAACCACTTTTTGCCGGTATTTAATTATCAGGCTGGTCAAATAATCCCGTCATAATAGCCTCATGGCTAAATATTCCGATGAATTAAAAGAAGCGGCCCGCACGCTTTACATTAAAAGCTGGACGCCGAAAGATATTGCGCAGGAATTGAATATTCCACCGCGCACCATATACCACTGGGCTGACGTCGGGGAGTGGGCATCACTGCTGCCCGTCGAATCAGTGGAAAACGTCATCGCCCGCCGCATTGACCAGCTTTCCCGCCGCGAGAAAAAAACGGCGCTGGAACTGGAAGAACTCCGCGATCTGATTGCCCATCACGTCAAGCTTATGGCGCAGCGCAATAAGCACGCCGAAAAACTGGCCGAAATTCAGGCCAAAAAGGCATCCTATGACGGTGAAGGCTACTGCCTCAGTAGCGCAGGCGGGGAACAAGGGGAAAGAGAAGGAAAGCGCCGGTATAAGAAAAACGACGTTTCCGGGCTGACGCCTGAAATGCTCGACACCTGGGCGCGGGAACATCTTTTCGAATATCAGCTACATTGCCGCGAGCATAAAGGTGAAGACTGGCGCTTTATTCTGAAAAGCCGCCAGGTCGGCATGACCTACTACTTTGCATGGGAAGCCTTTGAAGACGCTGTAATCAGCGGTGATAACCAGGTCTTTTTCTCCGCATCCCGCGCACAGTCTGAAATCTTCCGCGAATACATTGTCCAGATTGCGCAGAACCATTTCGGCATCACGCTGACCGGCAAAAATATCCGCCTCAGCAACGGCGCAATCCTGCGCTTTCTGTCCACGAACGCCAGCACCGCGCAGGGCTTTAACGGCCACCTGTATGGTGATGAAGTTTTCTGGATCCCGAAATTCACGCGCCTGCACGAAGTTGCCAGCGCAATGGCGACGCACAACAAATACAGAACGACCTACTTTTCAACGCCCAGCGCGAAGACGCACCAGGCCTACCCGGTATGGACTGGCGAAGAATGGCGCGGCGACGATCCGAAGCGAAAAGGGATTGAGTTTCCGAAAGAAAACGCCATGCGCCAGGGCATCATCTGCCCGGACGGGATCTGGCGCTACATCATCACGATGGAAGACGCTATCAAAGGCGGGCTGGGTGCGCTCGTCGATATTGAGCGGCTCCGCAACAAGTACAACCCGACCGCGTTCGCCATGCTCTACATGTGCCAATTCGTTGACAGCAAAGACGCGGTCTTCAAATTCTCGACGCTGGTCGGCTGCGAAGTGGACCGAGCAACCTGGGGCGATTATGACCCTACCGCCGCGCGGCCATTTGGTAACCGCGAAGTGTGGGCAGGCTTTGACCCGTCGCGCTCCGGCGACAACTCCACTTTTGTGATTATCGCGCCACCCATTCACGACGGTGAACGCTTCCGCATTCTGGCCTGCTGGCAATGGCAGGGCTTTAACTTTAGCTGGCAGGCTGACCAGATACGCCAGCTTATGCGCCGCTTTAATATTACCTACATCGGGATCGACACAACCGGCATCGGGAAAGGGGTGTATGACCTGGTCAGCAAGTTTGCCCCACGCGAGGCGAACGCCATTCTTTACAGCGTCGAAAGTAAAAACCGGCTGGTAATGAAGATGATCGACGTCGTGGAACGTAAGCGCATCGAATGGGCAAAAGACGCCATAGACGAAACCAACAAAGAGCGCGTCGAAATTCCCGCGTCGTTTATGGCTATCCGGCGCACCACAACTAACAGCGGCAACGCGTTAACGTTCGTTGCTGAACGTTCCGACGCAACCGGCCACGCGGATGTTTTCTTTGCTATCTCGCACGCCGTAATAAACGAACCTATCGATCACGAATTTGACCGCCCATCGACCTGGGCTTTTGGGAATGCAGCATGACGACAAAGAAACAGCGTAAAGCGAAAAAATTCAGGGCAATGACCGGCAACAACGTTGAAACGTTCACACCGGGGCGCGGCAGCGTGATCACGTTTGGCGAACCAGAACCCATCCTGACGACCGGCACCGATTATCACAACATCTGGTATGACAACGAGGCGGATCACTGGCGGCTTCCGATTGACCGGCTGGCGCT